CATAATATATTCCTTTCTTTAAATTGTTATTTCTTAACTTACTAATGCTTCAGACTCTAATAGGCTGTCACATTTTTTAACTGGTATTCCTCTAAAATGAGGGATTAACTTGCCATCAACTTCATCATATCTCATGCCAGCACCTGCAACATCATCACGACGTTGGATGTCTAACATTTGAATTACAGTACGGTTAGCATAAAAACATGCTTTACCCATCTGAAGACTAGGAATTCTGTGGATTGCTTTAATCATAAGATCAGTAAGATCTGCAGCAGAAGACTTAGCAACTAAGCTTGAGATATCTATGTTACAAATACGTACAGCATATCTCCAATCTTTTAAAGCTACTCCGACTTTCCATTTAAAATGATCTTGGTAAGCTCTCATACGAGTGCCAGCAATACCTGATGAAGTCTCAATAGTTTGAAGACCTAGATCTTGATGAGACAAACCTGCTTTAGAACCTTTTGGAAAGATACCGCAAACAGATTGCTCTCCCCATACGATTAACCAAACAGAAGAGTTATCAGATTGTGAACCACCACCTAATATAACATTCTGTCCATTGGCTGCAGTAGATGAAGAGTAACGTACAGATAAACCTGTAAACTCTTCAGGAGTTACTGAGCTGTTACCGTAAAATAGAGTAGATGAAAATTCTTGATTCATAGACTCGATAAAAGCAGAAGCTTCAGATAAACGAAACGCATTAACATTGCCGTTTAATTCAGCTACTTCTTGATCTACTTCAGACCAAGCTTCTAATCCTCCGCACTGCTCGTCAATCTGTGCAGTAAGAGATTTACTAGGTTGAACACCTTGATTCAATAGTCTCCATGCAACTGTTGGTAAACCAGTACGTACTGATGTTCTATGACCAGTAGGTAAGTTACCTTCCATGAATCTCATGTCATCTAAGATCTCATTAGTTTGTGATAATAGTTCAACAATTTTTGGGATCTTCCCATTTGGATCAACACGTTTTGCGTGATCTGCAAGCGTTAAAGCGTTGCTTGATAATGTAGCCATTTAAACCTCCATTTAGTTTTGACTTCCGTAAAATATTTCTTCAATTGATATAGGTGTTTCTTTTGCTTTAGGCATAATTAATGAATCGTCACTCATTGCTTTACCTACCTTTGATAGAAACCTTACTATCTCAGGATGATTACCGTAGCCTGAATCTCTCAGGATAGCTTTCACATCTTCACTTGCAAACTTATCTAGGACTCCCCTAGCTGAGTTTACTGTAGCTTCAAGATTAGCTCCACCTATTGCTTTGTCTTCTATAACTTGGTCTTTCCAAGTTTCTTTTTGCTGTTCAACCTCATCTAACTGAGAGTCTACCCATTTTTGAACTGACTCTTCTTGATTGCTAAGTAGCTTCTGGGCTTGATCTGATGTCAAGTTATGCTCAGTAGCTAACGCTTTAACGTCTTCTACAAAAGCATTATCCAAAAGGCTTTTTTCCTTTAGCTCAAGTTTGTACTCAGTTTCTTTTGCGCTCTCCTGATCTTCCCCATCTTCTTTATCTTGATTCTCTTTATCCTCAGACTCTGCTAATTTCTTTTCTTCGTCTGTGGTTTTATCATCAAGATCTTTAGATAGCTCCTCCTCAGGTTTACTATATAAAATGTCTTCAGCACTCTTTTCTTCTACTACCACCTCTTCAGTGACTAGCGTTTCTTCTTTAATCTCTTCTTTAATTTCCATCAATAGCTCCCTTAGCCTTGTAGTTATCTTTCATCATTTTTAGTAACAGATTTTCATCTGCCTCTACTATCTCACTCATGATGAAGTGACCAAGGTCTTGCTTGCCAGCAAGGTAACTCATACGATTAGCATCTTCTACAAAAACAGAGTTATATGATTTACATAAAGACATTAGTCTCCATGCAAACCTTCTACCTGAAGCGTTAGATAAGACTGTACGTACATCATTCAATTCTTGTTTACGTAAATCCTTCTCTTTAAGCTCTGCTTTTTTAACTTGCGTAGCATCGGCTAGGTTATTACTCATCCTAATCCTCCACTAGTTAGTTCACTTAATGCTGTGTCTTCGTCCATACTAGTTTCACTTAATACCTTACCTGTATTAGCCATCTCTTGAGCTTGCATCATCTGTTGCTCTTGAGCTTGGGCCTGGGCTTGGGCTTGTTTAAGTGCCTCCATCTCTTCTTTAGGAGTTAGTAGCGTAGGATCTACTCCAGCTAACTCTCCATACTTCTCTATAATATCTTCTAACTTAAGCTTCTGGACTACTGAAGGATCAAACTGAGCTACTTGCCCTGTAAATCCTACTAGTCTTTCAATGTTACCAATACCTGCAAGCTTCTGAGCTTGAGCCATTATACTAATGTACTCAACTTCATAGTCTTGATCTACTAACTCTTCAGGTACTTCAGGTAATAATCCAGCTTCCTCCATCATTCTAAAAGAGTTCTCTATCAATGGATCTAATAGATCTTGATTGATTCTCTCTAGTACAGGTCCTAAAGCTAGTAGCTTCTCCTCATGTCTCTCATCAATCTCTCTAGCTGTGATCTGTTTTCTATTAGTGTTAGCTAACATTAAAAACAAGTCTTCATAAAAGGCTCTTGAGATCCTCTGTCTGATCTGCTCCTGCTTGCCTTCTAATTCTCTTACATCAAAATCAATTTCAAACAAGCGTCTAAAACCTTTTTGACCTTCTCTCTCATCTAGATATGTAATGTCTCCAGGTAAGATAGAAGCCTTAGCATTTTTCAAACCAGTAGGTCCTACCATTGAAGGTCTTACCTTTTGATCTATTGCTCCTGCTATTCTCTTCTCACCTAATTGAAGTTGCTTAACATCACCTAAGGCAATCATGCCTGGGGAGTTAGTACCATAGACATCCTCTCCTGCTACTTCCCATCTTGGAGACATCACTGGAAAGAAGTCATAGCCCTTCTCACTTAGAAACTTATCACTAGTACCCATCTGGGATACATGTGAAGGGTTATTAGCTGATACGCCTTGCTCATAATATACTGACTTAAATTTCTTATACTTGCTGTCAGCCTTACCCATATTGTAATCTTCATTAGGTAAGATGAAGTGAGAGATATCTACTCTTACTTCATATTGGCTCTTTTCATAATGATCTTTTATAGCTTGAGTCATCACTGACCAATCAATATAAGAAGGGTCTTCAGGATTAGTACGACCAAAGCGGTCAATGATCTGCCTAACAGTCATTTGAAACTCTCTAAAAAACACATTTACTCTACCCTTAGAGTCTGTAGCTACTGCATAACTTCCAATGGGGAAGCATGTAAAGCTGAAAGTCTCTTTAGGATCTGACTCCATGAAGATACAACCAGTACCAAAAGTACCTAGGTCTCCATACACTGTGGGGAGTACGTTATATAAATTTGATTTTAAGAAAGCTCCTCGCATCCTTTCTTCTACTTGAGATAGATAAGTCCTTACTGCTGGGCTTTGATTAAGCTCCCCATCCGAAGTATTTAATTTAAACCAAGGTCTCGCTGGACTAGTAACACCTGTCATTAGTCCTGAGGATAAAGTACGAGAAGCCATAGAGGCTGTACCATCTATGATATTCAAGTTACGTCTATCACCCTTATTCACATCACTTGTAAAGAACCTTGATCTTCTAGGTAGTATAAAGTCTGACAGATCTCTCCAATAGTTTCTAAAGGATATACGCTCTAAGCGTAACTCTGCCTCTAATACTTCTAGCTTCTGTCTCTTAGTAAGGTAATTCTTTTTAACATCAATCATTTATTATAATCCTAGTAAGTTTTTAGATCCGCTTGCTCCACCTAATGTACTAGCTGCCCCTGCTGCTGGAGCTGCTCCTGCCCCATCAGTTAAGATTGTGCCTTCTCTACCCCTGCTATCTTTACCTGATTGTTTTCTTGCATTACGTGCTAATCTAGTTTCAGCAGATGCTTTATCTTTATCTAATTTCTTCTTGTCTTTAATCTTAAGTTTCTCGTCAGCTTGCTGCTTTTCTTGCTTAACTCTCTGAGCCGCTATGTCTCTCTTCTGATCTTTAGCGTCTACCTTAGCTGACCTAGTGGCCTCATAAGAATTTGCTGCTGATGCTCCTGCAAAAGCTGCCCCTATGCCTGATAATATTGCTGCTGTCCCCATCTTTATCCCCTTTGTCTTATCAATATCTTATGTGGTGTTAACTCCTGAAATTTCAATTCTTTAAACTTATTAGTTAATGACTCCGTATAGGGTTTCATCTCTAAGCTGCTATAGCATACTTTGATATCCTCCCTTGATTCTACGTACTCTATAATATGTTTCAATAGCGTATCTATTGCTACCCCTCTATTAGTTTTCTCGACCAAAGGATTAGCAATAGTCCAGCAGATCCAAGCTGCAGGTCTACTAACATATAGCCAAGTAGCCACTAGATTAATACCTTCATGCTCTACTAAGTACCCCTTATCAGGTATGAAGTTATCTATATCTGCATCTACTCCAGCGTATTGCTTCCACCACTTACAGACCTCATCATAATGTAATGACCTATCAAACTCTATAACCTTCATATCCTGATCCTCATGTACTCTCTAGAAATTGTCAAAGGGATTATACTCTGATCTGAGCTTCTCATTCTCGTTTCTAATATATTGAAATTCATCTGATGCAGGCATATCAGCAATAGCAAAGGTTAATGCTAAAGCATCTGCTATATCTGGGGAGAAACCTAACCTCTTCTTAACCTGATCTTTAGCCTCTAGGGCTAGCTTTCCATTTTTAATGAAGTACTGTACTGAGGTTAATTCTTTCTTAAGTCTATTACATTTAGGTAATGCTCCACCACGTTTAACCCACTCTGCCATCTCGAGCCACATCTCAGATCTCTTATTGAAGTACCTGACATCAGTAGCTTTAGATGAGAAGTGAATACCTATAGGGTTATGCCCAGCTAGTACCATTGAATCAATAACAGAAGCTCCAAAGCCTCCAGTATCATCTACAAATTCTAGCTCTGCTCCCCACTTTACTTTAGCCTGGATAACTCTTGCAGCTACTTCAGGTCCATTAGCATTGCGCATTGTAGAGTATTTAAAAGCTGCAAGGCCTTGTCTCGGTATAATGACTGTATCATCCATGCCCCCTCGAGCTACATCTACTCCTAATCTCTTTTGAGCATGACCAAAGTCTTTAATTAAGTAATGTCTATCCATAGCCTTTTCAACATCCTGTAGAGATAGAAGACTATTGATAGAGCTATCTGGAAACATGCCTAAGATGTAGGCTTGTACCCAGGGATCATCCCTACCATACTTCTGTATTTGCTCTGCAGCCCACGACTTAGATACTCTAGGAGTACGTTTAGGGTCATCTGGATCTGAGGTAATCTTAATTACATACCAATTCTCTGAAGTATTAGCTTCATACAATAGTCCTGAAGTAGATATTGGATTACCTGCTGTTAGTATTTTAGCGAAGCCTCCAGGTCTTTGGAGTGTTTCACCTAGTCCCTGCTCTGCAGCTTTAGCTATCTCAGGAGGTATATCACCTGACTCATCTATTAAGTATAGTAGAAACTTTCCATGTACACCTGATAAGGTCTTACCTATTGTTTCAGTGTCAGCACTTTTAGGAAAGGAGCGAGCAGACATAAACCAAGTAGAAGGATGTTCTTTAGCGAAGATCCTAGTTTGAGTCCATTGGAAAGCTGCTGTTAAGAAGGCTGACTTCCCTTGCCACTTACTCATCTCAGCCCATAAAGTATCTTTCAGCACATCTTGAGTCACTGATACTGCTATAGCTTTAGGATGCTCATCCTTTTCTGCGAAGCATGTTAAGAAGTGCCAGCCGAGCCAACACAATACAGTAGACTTGCCTGGTTACGGGCCAGCGCAGGCCAAAAGAGCAACTCGATACTTAGACTTATCTTTAGATATATAAGCCTCTAATGCGTCTTTCTGCCACAAGTCGGGGGTAGCATTGAAGTTATCCCTGACAAACTGCACTGGATCTTTCCTCCATTGACGTATAGTGTCTACAGCACTCATATATGTGCCCACCTAATACGTCTTACTATTTGGGATACGTAACCTGTACATATCCCATACTCTCTAGATAGGTGAGCTTGAGTCTCACCTTTACTATGTCTATCTCTAATCTCTAAAATCATATCATCACTGTATTTGTTTTGACTGTGTTTAGTGCCTTGAGGTCTGTGCTGTCTATTCTTCAAGGTCATATCCTTCATATTAGCTTTATGAGATCCTGCCACTAAATGTAAAGGATTACAACACCCTGGATTATCACAAGTATGCATAACTACTTCAGGCTTCTCACCTGTCATAAGATAGTGGGCTAACCTATGTGCTCTCCAACCCTTACTTTTATATGTAGCCTTACCATATCCTGTAGGGGAGAGACTTAAACTCCACTCCCAACAACCTATAGCAGGTTTAGACATCTTAGCCCAAAAGTCTGCTTCTGTATCTCTAACCCTACCTAATGCCAATTCTGCCCTCATACTTTCTTACTATACATTTAATAACTGATATTCTTAACTTAGTCACTTCTGCTATGGTTTCAAAGGAGTTACCTTTTCTAGCCATATCTATGATGTAGTCTATAGATCCTTTTCTAAAGGGTATATAGATTAAGTTATCCATTAAGCTATTGCCGCAATTACATAAAAACCAAATCCGTTGCCGTTGTTTCCTATCATAGTACCACCTCTAACATAGGCTGAGTTATTGTCTCTGCGTATCCAAAAAGTATTACTAGAGGCATCTGCCTCCACGCCCATTGAGGAAAAGACATTATTATTGCCCATATCAGTCCAAGAAACTGTGCCGCACGTTGCTGAATCTAATAGTGTTACGCCCCCAGGAGGGTCTATACTTACTTTAATATTCCCTGACCCTGCGGCTGTTTGTGCGAAATCAAATTGAGCAAACAACATTTTGCCCCAGATGTAGTATCTACCGTTAGCTGTAGTATAAGTTAAAGAGCCTCCACCATCGATTGTAACCGTGGACCATGCGGTCCATGTTGGAGTAGCAGGACTTGCTAGATCTACAATAGTCTGAGTAGTTACTCTCTTAAGAGCACCTCCATCTGAAGCATCTGTAATGACTATGCCATCAGTAGCTGCTGCTACTACTAAAGTCTGTCCTGATATATCTGAAGCCGCAAAGCTACCAGTGTAATCAGTTACGACTCCATCATCTGCTTTAGTTCTTAAGGTCTTAGTAGTTGAGTCTACATATATTTCTGCTGTCCCACTGTCTGGAGTAGCTGTAGGTTCTACTGCTGTGCTTATGTTAATTATTCCATCCGCCATAATTTATCCTTATTCCACTGTCTCGTAACCGAGTGTTATTGAGATGCCTACTCATTAATACCAACCTTCTGTAGTGTCGTATGTTAACTTAAGAGCTTCTCCATCTACTAAAGTAAATAGACTTGTAACTCCTAATAGTTTCTCAGATCCAGATCCATCTACTGTAAGATCATTGCCTGATGTCCCACTGTTAACTATCTTAATAGTCTTACCCACTATACCTACTGGTAGAGTAGCAGCTCCTGCATTAGTATCTGTATTATAAAAGACTACTTCATCAGCTATTAGTATTTGATATGAGGTAGATGTCACTCTCTTAATGACCTTATACCTCATAGCATCTAAGTCTATTACGGTTAAAAGACCTCTAATAGTTAAGCCACCTACTATAGTCATCTTAGTTGTTAGTAAGTATTGTGTATTGGCTGGGATAACTACAGTCTGTCCTGCATCTATTGTATGGTAGTTGAAAGCATCTCCCTGGAGATACTGAAACCCTTCAATAGGAGCCTTAAAGACTATCTTCTTATTCATGTAAATTGCACTCTATCTAATTGAGAGCCTGTATAAGTTAAAGTTAATGTGACCAAAGTAACAGCATCTAATAGATAGACTACTGTAGTAAGGTTAGATCCTGTATAAGTTAGGACGATATCATCATAGTTAGAAGGTATTGCTCCAAGAGCTACAAAGTCTAAACCTCGCTTAGTCCCTACATCAGTAGCTGTGACCTCGCTGTGATCGTGAGTGTCACCTACTGTATGATTACTTCTAGCACTTATTGGCTTACCCATTCTTAATCTTATCCTTTAGAGCTATATTCTCCATCTCGAGGTCTGACATCAATTTTAGATTCTCCTCAAACATAGCTTTCAAGTCTATTATAATCTGCTTAGTCCTGCTTAATACTTTACCTGAGTCTACTAATTTAGACTCGAGATCCATTATATAATCCTTAATCACTTGATTCTCTGACTTAGTAGCATCCTTAGCCATGTGGTCGGGGAGTATTAAAGGAGCTGGAGCTAGAGGATCTGAAGCGTCTATTGTATCTACTTTTCTATCCATCGTCTTCATCCTTT